AGCAAAAGCCGGAACCCCTCTGGTTTGCTGGCTTCTCTCCGGTAAGTAAATGTGCAGCAAGTCTTCTGCTGGCACTCGAACCCTTCTCATGCCGTGGTGGTAGCCTCCGACTGTGCCGTAATCCAGCGGATGATCTGGGCCAACAAAGAGATGATAGGCTACTGGTCTATGAAAGCGATTGAGTTCCACCCCCATGATGATCCGGTTACCATTGGCAAGTGTGGTGTCGTACTGCTCATCGAGGTAGTCGCCTTCTAAAACCTGAAGTCCAAAGCCAAAAGGCAAAGATTTGTCTCGGACTAGCTTGACTAGAACTTCACCGTCCCTCTGTACGCTTTCGATCACCAACTGCTGAACATCTACCCATGAAAGCTTGCCGCTGACTTCACAGTTCCCCAATTGGCTCCACTCTTTCCAAGCTCGCTCAATTCTGGCATTGCCTACTTGATCCAATGGGCCTTGGGCCGTGTTCGGATCTGGCCTGCCGTTGACTAATGGAAGATTTCTGGCGCGACTTTGAAAGGTGAGTCCTTCATGGCCTACAATCATGGTTCTGTAGACTTGCAACGCTCTTTTGGCATACGGATTATTTCGGGCTAACTGCCTGGAGCGATCACGCAACCTTCTGATGGCTGCTCTGATTTCAGTGTCTGCACTCGTTGCAGGCGAAAGAAAATCAGAGAGCAGAGAACTGACTTGGTTGCCCAAATAGTTTCTTTTGCGCCTCTTGGGTGCAGATTCCTGCACTTTGGGCTTTTCTGATCCAATCAAATCGGGAATCTCTCCCTTAAAAGGCCACATTTAGCCTAATCCTGAAAATCTGGTAGCAATCAGATCACCTGTGGGCTTGCCTGCATTTCTTCTGGCTCGCTTGATTTCTTTTCGCAGCTCAGACTTCCAATAATTTAGTTCTTCTCGCGTTTTCTTTATATCGGCAAAGATCATGTTCCGATCTGCGATGGCGTACTGGCTAGCGTGTTTCTGGGCGAGTTCTTTGAGCGTTGCCTCAAGATAAACCACCATGTAGTCAGCAGTGCTTCTTGGATCTGCTGTCGAGGTGTCGAAATCTCCAACAATCTCCCAATACCCATCTGAAACTAGGACTTTTTCACTATCAGAGGTGCGGATGATGTAGGCTTGCCAATGCCAAGTGCCTAACGCATATCCGGCAGTAGTGGCAGAAGGGACTTCAATGAAATAAGTGGATTCTTCTTCAGTGGCACTAAAGCTGATTTCGGTAGCACCACCATGAGGTCGAGCGTTGTAGCTCAGAGAGTAAGAGCCAATAGGGTAAGGTGTCGCCAGATCGTCACGCCTCCATGTCCAGAAGGCTCCAGCGATTAAGGTTTCCGGCTCAGTTGTGGGGTAGTTGTTGCGGTCAAACTGATCAATTGCCATGCGCTATTGTTAGCGCAAAAGCAAAGTGCCGTGGGGAATTTTGGGAATTTTGGGAATTTTGGGAATTTAGCGATATTGCAAGTAGTCGCTGCGGCTTTCGATTCGCCACCTTCCTCCAACCCGATAGCTCGGCACTAGCCCACTCTCACAGTATCGGTAGGCTGTGCTTTTGCTGATGTCGAGTAAGGCTTGTAGTTCCTTTGGTGTGATATACGGCATTCTTGGTGGTCTTCTCATTTAAAATCCATTAATCCAAGAGCGTTTTGGCATACGAAGGCGGTTTCTTCGCATTGGTGGTTCATCCACTTCCGGTGCTGGAGGTGGAGGTTCTTCGATTTCGTTGATTTTATTCGTCAGCTTGTCCAGATTCTTGACGTTCAGAATCGCTAAAGCTGAAAGTGCATAAACTCGACAGTCTAGCGCCTCATTTCTCTCTCTGGTTTTGATCCATTCGCGTTTTGCATAGCCCTTCGAGTGCTTGGTAGCAAGCCTTTCGCTCAAGAGTTCCAGAAAATAGCTTCGATCACGGCTCATTGGGAAATGGCAGAAGCCTGCGCCTTTTTCTTCAATCCGTAACTGAGCAAAAATCTGTTCTTTGGCGGAAAATGTCCCGATTGGGTAGAGTCGAACCTTGCCAATGTTGTTTCGGCTTGGTTTGCCTACAATCGGCCTGCCCTCCTGCCCCATGCCTTTGATCGCAAAGACTCTGCGGCCTTCTCTCGGCCTACAGAAGGCGTAAACCGATTGGGTATAATGTCCACCGGAATCAACACATGCCGCTGAAATCGCCAACTCTTTGCCATTTTCCAGAGTATAACCTTGGACTAGCACAGCATCCAGCCTTTCCCAGAGTTCTCGGCTGCTGGGATCACCGTAAATTGTGCCGTATTCTAAAGACCAGTTCTCAGGACTTGCGCCACCTTTGCCCCAACCTACGATTTCGTAGCATAAACGATCATCCTGAACGTCTACGCCTGCGGTAATGATCCCAATTCCATTTGGTGCGGTTTTTTCGCCATCACTCCAGTTGGATTCTCTTCGAGCAAACAGATATTCATAAGGGATTTCTTCCTGGCTGTTTGTCATGTCCCAAGATTCTGCTAAAAAGGTGTTGATAAAGCCTTGCAGAGTGTGAGCGGACTGTTTGGCAACCACAAATTCCTGTGCAGCCTCTGCAATCGTCTGCCAAGGCGAGTACAAACCAGAGAGGTGAAAGCCTGCTGTTCCCTTAAAATCCCTTTCCGCTCTCCACTCGCCAAAACGCAAAGCCTTAATTCTATGGGCGTCTGTCCAAGGCTGATCGCAATGTTCACAGTGATATTTTGCATTTTCTGGCTCATTTTCAGGCCAGCGAACCTGGCGAAACGCTAACGTCTGAAACTCTCCGCAACTGTGACAAGGAATCCAGAACTGTCTTCTGTCGCTTCGTTTGTAAGCGGCCTCAATGCGTGATTGGTCTTTGATGGTTGGGCTGGATACCTGAAGAATTTTGCGATTCCAGAAGGTTGCACTTCGTCTGCGAGCCAGTGCCACCGGATCACCTTCTGCGCCTGCGCTCACTGGGTATCTGTCCACCTCATCACACAAAACGATTCGGATTGGGCGTGAAGCCAGCGAGCTTGGCGAGTTCGCTCCACAAACCGTTAAGTGTCCGCCAGGAAAGGACTTGTGCAAAGTGGTGTTTCCAGAGTCTCGACTTCTCGGATCTGCCACCTTTCCTTGCAGTGTTGGGGTGTCGCGCAACATAGGCGCAAGCCTATCCTTGCTCCAAGCCTGTGCCATTTCCAAGGTTGGTTGGACTACTAAGATTGGACTTGGATCGTGCGCAATGTGGTAGCCGCAAATATTCAAACAGACTTCCGTTTTCCCAAGCTGACTTCCACACATGGCGACCACTTCAGAAACTGCCGGATCTGAAACGGCTTCCATGATTCCGATCAGATAGGGCGTTCTGTTATTTTGCCACTGTCCTGGTTCTGCTGACGCCTCTGGACTTAGTCGCCTTTCGGCTTCCGCCCACTGTGCCACGTTTAGCTTTGGTGGAGGCTGCAGGACTTGGAAGCATTGGTTCAGAATTTCCGAAAAGTCCTGAGAGTTCTGAGAGTGCTTCAATGACGGCATCTTCAATCAGATTTTTGGTTACGGCTGCGCTGGATTCATGAGCCACCACTGGCCCAAGCTTTGACGGCATAGACAACAAGCGAGCTTTGACGTTACTCAATGCGTTTTGAACTTCTTTGATAATGTCTGCCTTTCTAACCAACAGCCCTTCTAGTTCTTCTCTCTCCATTGCCTTGATGAGTGCCATCTCTTTTTCCTTCTTGGCTCGCCATTCCTCAAAGTTGACATAATCGCCAGCGGAATTTTGAGAACGATCATCAAGAGAGAGAGAACCAAGATTGTCAGGCAAAGGAATCCTAAGAGCATGAAAACTAGCAGCAATATCATACTTGCCATCGGGATGCCGATAAAGATCGCCAGCAGAAGTCTTGCGACTGATAACTGACGGGTCGAGTCCGGTAAGTTCTGCAAGTTGCCTCTGGTTGACTCGGTTGCTTTTTTTCTGGTCGCGCATTCTCAAGGTGGTGGCCTGCTGCTTTCCTAAATCAAATTTAAAAAATATTTAAAGCCATCACAGATTGAACTGTCTGTTTTCTTTGGCTTTCATAATAGTTCAATGCTCTCTCTGCATGTTTGGGTTTTATCTCCTGAAGCCAATAGAAAAAATCTTTTGCGGATTTGCGGTTGTTGCAAGGTTTGCAACTGATAGCCAGGTTCGTGATTGAATGTTCACCACCTTTTGCCAGTGGAATCATGTGGTCAATGGCTTTTTGCGTGTCCTTCAAATGTTTTCCGCAATACAAACAAGACTTGTTAGCTTTTAAAAGTTCGCCCAGCCGAAATCTGGTTAGTGTATTGTCTGACTGAAGTTCTTGTCTTTTGTTTCGCCTAAGAACAGCAGTCTTGGCTTTGTCTCCTCTGCCTTCTAGTTGTTTTCTAATTTTGCTTCTAAATTTTTGTTTGTCTCGAAAGCTTTTGTCGATTTTGTATCGAATTCTAAAGGCTTCTGCGCAAGATAATCTAGGATTTGCCCAAGGTTTCCCTTGAGCCGCATAGAATGCTGCAATCTCAATCTCTGGCGTTGATTCATCCCTAATTCTTCTCTGAATTTCTTTTTTCAATGTTGAGAGCAGATCTTCCTTCGGGTTAGGTGGCTCAAATGGCTTAAAGGTTTGATAGGCAAAATCACACAAAATCCTGAAAGCACATTTTTTTGAGCCTTTGTTTTCTTCTCTTCTTTTAAATCTTCGTTTTAGTCGGTTGATGGGGTTTTTGTAATATTGTTTGCGTTTAGCCCTTCTTTTTTGATTATGTTTTTCTTTTGCCTCATCAGAAGAATTTATTTTTTTTAGAATCCTTTCGGTTACTCTTTTACTTCGACAAGCCTTGCAATGTGGTGATTTTCTTTGCCAATATCTATCTCCATTCCTTCGTAGTACCCATCCCCAAATTTGAGATTCATAATTCAAGAGTTGCTTGCAGGTTTTGCAATAAATTATCTCATTGATCTTTTGTTCTATGTAATTTTGATCGAAAATGTCTGCCATCCTTGATTCCAGATAACACTGAATAAATTCTTAATTTGGCTTGTTGGATTAACAAAAGTATGGCCTGTTGCGTTTCTGTGACTAGAATGCAATCGCGGTCGGGCGCAAAACCAC